AGCTACCGTGAAGTAAAGCTACCGTGAAGTAAAGCTACCGTGAAGGGGCATATGTCCCCTACCCTACGGGCGCACGCGCCCTCCCCTTGGTCCAGTACACCGGGGGTTAGCTCGCAGAGCCTGGGTGTCGTTTGTTGTACCGCGCCGTGGGGCGGCGCTTGCGTTTCTGTCTGTAATTCAGACGCTTCTGAAGGCTCGGCCGGGGTAATGTTGCTCGGAGGGGAGAAGGTGCGTGTGGCTTGAGACGGTACACAGCTGAAGCGTGCGTCTGCGTAGAGAGTGCACGCGCTCAGACGACGGTACACGCACCGGAGCGTACGTTGTTGCCCGGGAGGGGAGTAGACGGTGCTACTGACGACGGTACACGGTAGGACTGTACGTTGTTGCCCGGGCGAGTAGGAGGTGCGTGTGCTCCCCGGGATGGTCGAACAGCTGGAGATGGTTGTGTCATCAAGAGGCCTGCTCACTAAGACGCTGCACGGTGTACCGAAGCTCCCTCATCACGAAAGTAAGAGGAAAATCAGTGCTCTTTGGGACGCTGCACGGTCGAAAGAAGCCTCCTCAACACGAAAGTAAAAAAACCACTTGACATCGAGATGATCCAAGGCTATAACACGTACTGTCTCAAACGAAGTACCAAGCTCCAAAGTGCTCTTTGAGACCCCCTCCTCAAAACCCCCCACACCCCAACCAAAATAACCCCAACCGGGGATCTCAAAGAGGGGCCAGCTGTCGGTGACGCGTGAACCGACCGCAAAATCCCGCGTACCGCTGGTTTTTCCGGCCCTTTCACGCTTATAGCGCACCCAATACCAAGCTCCCGTTGATTGCGCTGCGTGCAATTGCGTTGCGGGTGAGGTTGCAGCGGACGGTCCGCCGAGCTTCCTGACGCCTCCCCTGGAGTGTTGGCGGCGGCGTGTGCAGTATTTCCTTGCAGCTCCCACCGTACAGCGCGCATGCTGGGGCCTCGTTCAACTGCTAAAGGCGCGAGACATGCTACCCACGACTGCACACCAGAAGCTCGAAGAAGCGCTGTTGCTGTTGAAGCAGGTGACCCAGCGCGGGCGGGAGATGGCCGAGGCACAGCGCCTCACGATCGAGCGCATGCGCCAGTCACTGCCGATCGAGAACTACCCGGCCGAGTAATTTAATTGCCGGCATCGTCCATAAGACTGTACTTTCCACGGGAGAAACCAGTGACCGCCCAACCAAACGCGCGAGAAGCGATCCTCAGCGAATATGAAATCTCTAATAGCGGCATTATCACGAGCCGCGGTAAATTCGAGGGAGAGATGCTGTACGCACCTTATTTCCATGCCCTTATGGCAGACGCTGCCGACCACTACGGCGACGCCTTGTTCTGCCTGACGCCCGAAGACGTCGCGCTCTTCCCTGAGCTCGCGGGCATCGACGCTGTCGTCCTGCGCGAAGATGCCAACGGCTACATATGCCTGGCTGAATATGAGTCTCGCGAGCTGCTTGAAACCAACGTCGGGAGACACGCATGACCACGATGGACATCCTAGAGACACGACTCAGCCGCGCGCGGATCGCGCTCCACCGCCAGGACCGCCCCACCGCGATTCGCGAGCTGCTGGCCTACGCCTCAGACGCGCACGCGTTCGCTGCCGAGTTCGCCGGCGACCCGCACAAGCTGATCACGCTGGACCTGCGCTTCAACGACTTGTGCCGAGCATGCGCCACCTTGAGCACCGGAGAACAAACATGAAGATGTTCGAGGTCATCACACGCGCCGGACACGTACACGTTCGCCCGATCACGGCGACGCGCGTCATCCCGGCAGCAGCCGGCACGGGAGAGCTGATCGAGTTCACCAATCTCGACGGGCGCGCGTGCTACGGCCTGGCGCGCGAGTTCTACCCGACGGCCGCAGCGGCTTGGCGGTCGGTTACTCCCCTGCCCGTCGGGCAGAGCGTGCGGCTCAAGGCGGAGGACGTACGCGGGACCGTGTCCGCGGTGCACGAGCACGGCATCTGGCATCGCGTGACGCTCGAGTGCGGCCGCACGGTCGATCGCATGGCCTGCGAACTGGAGCGCACTCGGTGAACTACCAAATCACCATGCGCTGCACCATCGATCGCCAGGCCATCGTAGTGACCTTCCAGGCGTCTGCGCCCTCGCAGCACCTGGCAGAACACGACGCCCGTCGTCTGGCATCGCGCATCGGAGCCGCCGACGTGCAGATCGCCATTGCCGCCGAGCCGCCGAGATTTCTGCTATCCTAGCTGCACTTGCGGCCCCCCTCCCAGCCGCAATCCTTCGACCCCGCAGTCCGCGCGGGGTCTTTTTTTGTGCAGCTACTCGGGTGTGTGGTCTGTGCCGGCCGACAGGATCCGGTCGATGACGTCCTCGTAGAGCGCCACAACCATCCACGGGCGATTGTCGGCCTTGAGTACCACCAGCGGGACTTCCCCGGCTTTGCAGGCGGCCTTGGCCTGGGCTATGAAGTCGACCACCTGCGACCGCTTCCTGGCCTTGCATTCGATGCGCAGCCCCGGCAGCGTGATGTCGTCGCCGCCTTCCCGCGCCTGCCCCAGATTGCGCCCTACCTTCTTCCCGGTGCGCCCGCTCAGGTCCCGCGCGACCGCACGCTCAAACGCTGCACCCTTCTCACGTTCTGCTTTGCCCATCAGATCCTCACGTCGGGGACTCGGAAGCCGTTGCGGAAATACTCGACCTTGTGCCCGGCGCTCCAGTGGAAGTGCCCCAGCCTGCGATTCCCGGTGCTGAGGCGCTCGTAGTAGCCCGACCGTAGGTTGATGGCCGGATGCCGCGCGAGCTTGTTCAGGGGCGTCCAAACCAGCCTGAGGTACGGCTGTACCAGCCCCGGGATCACCTGCCCGCGGTAGATCGGCCACAAGTCCGCTTCCAGGCCGAACTGGTGGAACGACCATCCGGGGGCGTTGTCGGTCGCAACCTGCCCCATGGGACGAGTCGCCATAGCCGAAGCGCCAATCTGAGTGCGGCCGATGGAATATGCCTCAGCCTGCCCCTCGTCGTCCCGGTTGGTGGCCAAGATCAGCATCTCGATCTTGTACTGACGCCATGCCTCGTCGATCAGACGCGAGATCTTCGTCGCGACGATCGGATGCAGGCAATCCAGATCGCGCCTTACCATGGGGCTTCCAGTGCTTGCAGCCGCTCGCGCCCGACTGACGTGATGCGGTAGCGCAACGTGGAAACGTCGTGACCAACGAACTCCAGCAGGCCGAGGTCGACCAAGTTATCCAACAGCCCGGCCCCGGTAACGGTAACAAACAGGTCTCCCCGCGATGCGAGTCGCAGGTCCTCGATCTCAGAAAGCCGCAGCCTCAGCGCGTCCATGGTTCAGCCTCGCCTCCTGGCCAAGCCATTGGCGATCTTGGAGACATGCACGGCGGAGACGCCGAACATCTTGCCCAGCGCTGCATAGCTGTAGGTTTTGGTGGCCAGCAGCTCGCGCAGTTTGCGCACTTCAGCCTCGGTCAGGCGCGAGTTGCCGTTGCGCACACCGTGCGGCGCACCCACGACTCCTAAGCACCGCTTGCCTGTTTTCTTATTGAGATACGTTTTGACCTTTTGCATTACGCACTCCATTCTGTGGCTAGGTTTTCAAAAGGCGGCGGGTTCTGCTTGAGCACCATCTGGATATATGCCTCGCACGCGGACGGGCAGGACAGCGGCCCGGAGATGCGAGAATTCTTGGGCGGCCGCTGCCGCCTCTCCAAGCACTTCCTCCACACGTCGCGCGATACGCCAGTGACGTAGAACGGCATGACATCACCTCACAATCACAATGGCTGTGCAGCAATCCCTCAGCCGATTGTACACAGCGTCCTGCACGTTGACACAACCCTTAGATATTGCGCGCGCGCTAGGGGGTGAGCGTCGGTCCAGCAGCGCGTGACGGTGCGCGTTGATGGCGCGATGTACGGCCAGAGGCAGCTCGCCAGAGCGATCGAAGACCAAGGCGTCGCCGCCATACGGCTCCACGGGCGCAGTCACGTGCTCGAGCGCGAACGCGCCGACCGGTGTCGTCTTGCCGACGATAACGGGGACGCACTCCGCGCCGAAGCACAGGACAGCAGCCGACAGGACGATAACTGGAACCATCGCGCGCTCAGTTGAAAGGGCTCAGATGATGCGCAGCGGCGCGGAGCGCACCGGGCTCTGGGGCGCCGGCGCCGGCACCGCCTGAATGGCATCGCACATTGCCTTGGCGATGATGCTGGCCGGCGTGGTATCGCCACCGTCTAACCAACCCCACTGGCCTGTCAGCAGGATCGACCCGTCGAGCTTGTAGAGCGCATACTCCCCGCCATTGACCACGCAGTCCGCGCGCCGCACGCCCAGGATGCGCTCGTTGCGCTTGATCCTGACCCGCGTAATCAGCATCACGTTTTGACGGTCGTCCACGGCAACACCGAACTTGCTCGGGTCCACCTCCACCCCCTCGATGTTCACCCACTTGGCCGCGCTGGCCGGCATAGCGGCGAACATCAGCAGCACAGCCACAACCGCAGCGGCGGCCGCAATCCAGTCGGTTTGAGCGAGGTCCTGCACGATCGAACTCCACAGTGCTTTCATGTCTGCTTCCTTGATTTGCCAGGCTGAGAAGTGGCGGCCTGCGTTTGGCCGCCGGTACGTTGAGCACGCAGCACGCGCTTGAACGGCGCCTTGCGCTCCTGCTTGCGTGCGAGCCGCGACCCCTGCTTGCGCCGCGCTTGGCGAGCGGTCTCCAATTAGAACCTCCCGAAGACGGTGGCGAAGATGCCGAAGGCCATAAACGCAATGGCCGACAGCATGACGCCGACGACGACGGCGAACGCGATGCCGCCGATGGCCGTGGCTGCTCCGCAGCTTGCACATACGAATCTCTGCTTCCAGGTCTTGCGTCTCATCGGATTTCTCCCTGCGTGGTGGTGTCTTGGCTGCGTACGCTGCGCGCGCGACCGAGCGCTTGAGCGTCCATGTTGAACAGCTTGGCTACAGTATCGGCCATGTTGAACGAGCCGGTGTCTGCGACCACGAGCGCAGGCACTATGTCGAGTTCACGCGCCGCATGCCGCCGACAGCAATAGGAGCGCACAGAGGGCACGAACTTGTCCGCCCGCGCATCGAAGTAAACAGCGAATTGCATGCCCCCCCCTCACCGTTCAGCTTGCCGTCGGCCTGATCATGCTCCAGCCTGCGTGTTGCGCGCAGCTCGCTTGCAGAAGCGGCCCGTTGCGGGGCCGCTTGAACCAGCGAACTACCTAGCCGCCAAGCTTCTCGACCGCAGGCGTGCGGGCGGGGAACTCGAGCGGAGCCGCGTTGATGGTTTCCTCGGTCGCGGCGGGGGCGACAGCGGCGGGGGCGACAGCAGCGGGGACGACAGCAGCGGGGACGACAACGGCTGCCGGCTTCGCCTTGCACGACGGGGCGGCAGCAGCGTACTTGCTCGTGCAGAGCACTGCCAGGCCATCGTCTTGCAGGCCGAGCTTCTGGAACGAATGCGCGGTCTCGCGAATGCCGCATTCGTCATCGCGCCACGAAGACCCGATCGAGAAGCCGAACCCCGCACCAGAGCCGCCAATTGCGGACGACCCCATGCACTGCGCCGTCGGGTAGATAGGCGGCGCGTACACGTTCGGCACGTTGCGTACCGTGACCTTGGACGGAGCGGAGGCTTCGTTGTAGGTCATGGACTGGCTGTTGCCGCCCGAGCTGGAGCTGCTGCGCGAGGACGAGGACGAGGACGCGTCAGACGAGGACGCTGCGTGGCTCTCCGGAGAGAAACTGCCTTCTCCGGTGCCGACCTGGTTGACGTTGCCCTGCATTTGTCCTTGGCCCTGCAGCTGGCCTTGGTGCTGGCCTTGGTGGTTGATGTTGGTGTTGATGTTGGTCGAGTCAGCCGACGGCGAGAACGTCTTGCCGCCAAAGCTGGCGTTGCCGATGTTGACCGCGTCCTTGGCGATGGTCGCGCTGCCGCCTTCGCCGCCTTGGCCGGTGTTTTGGCCGTAGCCAGTGCCGAACGCAAACGCGGGCGACGAACACGCCGCCGCCACTGCCACTACGAGGATAGACTTGCGCATCATGCTTTTTTCTCCGCTTGGTTGAGTGTGTTGTGCCGCTTGGCACGGTGAAACTATAGCAGTTGAATTACCCCCTTGTGAGTCAATGATCGTACTAGCCAAACCTAATAGTGCGCACTCTCAGCTTGGTCTTTGCCTTCTCTGCCAGCGAGCTCGACGTCCCGGGAAACAGCGCCTGATTCAGGCGCCGCTTTGCTCGATACCTCTTGCTCAGCTCCGCCCTAGAGATCGACGTGCGTTTCGCGTCCCGCCCGTCTCCGGCAGTGTATACAGCCAGTTTCAGTGCGCCTGCCGCATCTGCAGTCCAGGAGGCGATCCGCACCAGCTTGTCCCTGCGCAGCCGCACCAGTGAGCGGCGAACGGTGCCGATCTTGTACCCGAGCACCGCCTGCAGCTCGAACGCGGTGCATTGGCCGTCCCCCATGGCCCTAAGCACTTCGACGTCAGTCGGCGGCGTCGTGCGTGGCTTCTTGGCGTCGGGGCCCGGGCCGGCAGCAAAGACTCGTGTCCACACCTGTGACCGATGGCGGCGCCAACTGTGAATGTGCACGACACCGCGCCTGTGAGCGGTGCTCAGGTGCCGCCTGATGATGCTGTCATCCTTGCCGAAAAAGGGCAGCAGCTCGAGTGCGGACATTGGGCGATTGCGCAGCAGGTCAAGGATCTCCTCGTATGTCTGGTTCTTGCGCCGCCGCGGACTGGCTTTCTTCGCCGCCGGCCTCTCAGCGTCGGCTCGACGCCCAAGCTGGAATGCCGGTATGCGCGCTCGCGACATGGCGTCGCGCTTCCACTCCGCGACGTAGACAATGCCAGCATCGCGCATCGCGCTGACGATGCGATTCACTGTGTTCTTGTGCAGCCCGACTTTGTCGGATATTTCTCGGGCAGAGCATGCGCCGTCATACAGCATCTTCACGGTTGCGGCGTTCAGGATGGCGTTGATTCGCATTGTTTGGACCATGTAGTCGTGGGTTGAAAGGGAGCACGCCATTCGGGGTGCTCGCTCAAGTCGGCGTTGATGTCGTTAACCAGCCACTGGCGCAACCCCTCCGCCCTGTCCGGCCACAGGTAACCGACCTTGGCTAGCTGCTCAATGGAGTCGCTAACTAGTTGCCACGCCAGTATTTTCGCGACCGGCACGTTGTGGGCGCCGCGCTCGCGCAGCCAAGTCTCTACTCTCACGAGCCGTCCTTGCGCCGGAGGCGATACACCCGCTCACGATACGGCCCCACATCCCGGCCGACCAACGGCAACAGCCTCGCGAGCACCCGCAGGTCGCGCTTCGCCGTGGGCGCTGACACAGAGCACACGCGCTTGATCAGTGGCACAGACACGTACTGCCCTTGCAGCAGCGCTTGCGCGAGCTTCACGCCACGGCTGAATGCGGCTGATTCGCCCGGGCGGCAAGACCGCTTGGGCGTCACTCCGCGTCGCGGCGCTTGGTCGTAGCTGAATTCTTCGAGCATGTGTGCATCCCTTTCAGAGCAGTGGCGAGGCAATCGAGTTGGATGCTAAATACAACGGATGCCGGGGATGGCCTGCTTTTGTCAAGCCCATGTGAAACAACTGCACGTCGGCCAAATTCTGTCGGATGTCGCGGGCGCGCTCGTCTGCGATGTGCGTTCCCCATGCGGCCACCACCATCGCCGTCCCGGACGATTTGAGGCAGCAGGCGCGGATGTAGTAGTCGTTGTTAGGCCCGATAGGCTGAGGGTGCGCCTTCATGGCGCGCGGGTCGGTGGCGCGATAGGCGTAGGCGTTCAGCATGACAAAGCCATCGAACTTCCACTGCAGGGCGAAGTTCTTGCACCGGCGCGTTGTGTTGTCCAGCTCCAGCTCGGTGGCCGTCGACGGGTTGAGGCCGATGAACGCAAGGTAGTTGGGACACAGATTCTGTGCGTTCCAGATGCGCCACATGACGTAGCGAAACTGCATATCTGGCGAGTAGATCGCGCCAGCGTGCTCATCCCCAACCACCGCACGCTCGATGTCGTCGTTTTTCCTACTGCAAGGTTTTAGCGGCATGGCGTTTTTTTCCAAACGGCGATGGCCGTCTTCGCCTCGGTCACTTTGTTTCGGTGTTAAACGGCGCGTGAATCCTCGCGCCTTTCTTCAGGCCAGCATCTATCTTGCGCGAGCCCGCGGTGCCCGCTGTGTATGCGTGCGACCGCGTGCTCGTCTGGCTCAATGGCTTGGCCGGGGTGAAGTTCGGGTGCTCTGGATCGCCAACGCACGTCCTGCAAGGCATCTCCCCGCTTGGCACGGGGAAATGCTTGCAGCGCCCACAGTCCTTATGCAAGTTCATCCGGTCAGAAGGGGACGTCATCTTGTGCGGGCGTGTCGTCAAACTGAGCCGGCGCCGCCGCTTGCGCACGTTGTTGTTGCGGGGCGCCCCCTTCTCTCTGGCGAACGCGTCCGCGGTTGGCGTCGGGCCTGGTGGCGGGCAACCCGTTCTTTTGTTCGGGGGGCAAGGCGCCCATCAGCAGACGGATGCTGTCGGCGAGAATCTCAATGATGTCTCGCGTGTGCCCGTTCTTGTCCTGGTACTGGCGTTTAACGATGCGCCCAATTACCAGCACGCCACGTCCCTTGATAAGGTGCTCGCTATATCTTTCGATGAATTTTGCATCCCACGTGACGATGTTGTGCCATGTGGTCTCCTCCTGCCATTCGGCGGGCTCGGTGTTTTTCTTCCAGTGACGCGTAGTGGCCATAGTGAACGAACCATGTGGCACGCCGTTCGGCGTGTGGCGCACCTCCATATCGCGGCCAACGTTACCGAGCAGGAATGCTTGATTGACTGACGCAGGCATGATTACGACCTCTTTAGATAAGTGTTAGGCTCAAGATGAGCGCCAGGGACATCCCCCAGCTTCAGCGCCGACAAAAGCTTGCGCCGGTCTAGCTCGGGCTCTGGCACTTCGGGCCAGCGCATGTACTCCGCCGGGATCTCCTCGGCATTGTCCACTACCAGCAGCGGCTCTAGATTGACAATCTGCAACTTCATCTCTGGACTCTCAATGACGCGAATGCCAGAGCTCTCCATGCACGACTTGATGTAAGCGCGCACGTCATGCACCCGCCGCTCCATCGCCTTGCGGCGCGCGGAGATGCGAGATTCTTGCTCCTTGAGGACCGTCGCCATGGCCTCAAGTGTGTCCGAGAAAGCACGCACCGCGATCGCCTTGGCCTCGAACGGAGCGGACAGCCCGTCGAGCGTATCGCGCAAGACCTCTGGCGGGAGGTCTAGGTCGAGCAGCTCCCGCCGGACTGCCGCCAGTTCCTGCGACAAGCCCAGCAAGGTCTCGGCCGGGCTCAATGCCAGCTCTTGGCTCACCTTGCCGCCGCCTTTCTGGCGTCGTATGCCGCCTTGATTTGCTGCATCAGGTTCGCAGCGATCGCCTCGGCCGGCAGCGCACGCGCCCAGCGGTAAGCGACGGCGAAGTTCTCTTTCAGATCGTCATCCGACGTCTGTCGCCGGACCGCATCCAACACCAACGGCCAGACGTTCTCGACGCGCCACGGCAGCGCCTCGGCAGGATTGTCGTACTGAGCGATGATGGCGGCGACGTTGGGCGCAGACTCGGGCTCGAGCGCAGGAACAGGCTCGGACGCGGCGTCGGATCTCTTCGCGCGCTTGCCAGCCGGCGCAGGAGCGCTCGACGCGGGCGGCGACGCTGGGTGCGCAGGCGCAGGAGCGGGGTGCGCAGGCGCGGGAGTAGGCGTGTCATAGTCGCCCTCATCGAGCACGCCCTCTAGCGGGATGCAGAACGCCAAGAACGCGGCGTACTTGTACGAGCCGGACATCGCCTTGTTGACCTGCTTGTCGGCAGAGTCCATGCCCTGGCCGTAGGTCTTGACATCGATGGAGCTGCCGTCATCGACAGAGATCAGGCGGTAGGTCACGGTGACCAACGCCTCGCCGATGTATCCGCCCTTAGCGCTCTCCCGCGTCGTGATCGTCCGATCCTCCACTATCGGGATCATGAGCAGGCGATGCTTGACTAGCAGCCCACTCAGCGCATTCAGGACGTCATCGATGCCGCGGAAAGAATAGCCCTGATCCTTGTTCCGCCGCGCCTTCGAGATCCCCAGCTCGGACAGGTCGGCCATCACGCCATGCACTGCCGCATATACGCGCGGCACATTGCTGACTTCGTTCACTTTCTTCTCCATTGAGATAGCTTGTCGTCAAATCCGGCGCAGTGCACCGGCACATCCACGGGCGGCTGGCCTCCGGGGCGCGCGCCGGACAGCCGCCAACCGGTACATCTCCCATTCACCAGCCGCCGACACTCCACGCACCGCCGCCGGTAGTCGGGCATCTCCCCAACAATCAGCTCGCCCACTCCTGCGAGTCGAGGATCTGCCGCAGCAGCTCTAGCTGCGCCTCCAGCTCCACCCGCTTCTTTGCCGGCGGGTCCCGCAGGATCGCCAGCCGGGTCTGCAGCTCCATGGCCAGGATCTTCTGGCGCAATGCCTGACATCCTATCGTGTTCTCCATGCTCCGTAAGCCTCGACATTAGTCCTGAGAGTGCTCCCTCTTGCCGCGCCGATGCGTGCAGCCCTCGACGAGGACGCGGGAGATCGCATCCCGCAGGTCGCGCTCAGTTGACCGGGCGCGCGCCCGGGCGGACAATGCGTCTGAACCGTGATGGGAAACAGAAGAATGCGCCGCATCGCCCGGTACGCGCGATTCGTCCCCGAGGCCCTGGCTGTAGCCGTCGCACTCTATTTCCTCGTCCGGTGCAGCAGCGCCGACGCGCAGGTCCTCAACGTCGCGGGCGTCAAGGATCTCGATGAGCCGGTCCAGCACGTGATGAGCCTTCCTGACGTCGATGTCTCCGCGCTGCCCAGATCGCGCCAAGTAAGCGATCGCTGTTCCCTTTAGATAGCCGAGCAGTTCGCTCGGTGTCATCCATGCCTCCAATGCGCTCCACGGCTCGACCGCCATCATCTTGTAGTGGTCGCCGCCGACTTGCCTGTCTTTCGCGCTCATCTATCGCCCCTCCCAATTACGAGCATAGCGCACAAGCCAAAACCTACCGCCGCCCAGATGCAAGCCCAAACGTAAGAGTCAAACAGACAGCCCAAAAACTCAATCATTGCACTGACCCCGTCGCACGCAGCAACAACGGCGATGTCAGGTCAATCGGCGGCGCGCTCGACATGCACCGCAAAACGTCATCGAGACTGGCTGACACGCTGATCTTCGTGCTCTCGCTGCCCGTCATCCGCCGCGAAAGTAACAGGTTGGTGCCAGTGACCTCGCCCGTCTCGCTGACCATCGTTGCGGCAGACCAAATCACCGACGGGTTCAGCCCCATCAGGACGCGCCGCGTTGGCGATGTGTATGCCTCGAACGGGACGAGCCCCAGAGCCATGATGGCATCGCTCATCTCGCCGCGCACGGTGAGCACGTTACCTTGGTCTTCGTTCAACGCGCGCATCGCGCAAAACATCGATGCGTTGTCGCTGCTGATCTCGAATTCCGTCCCCACGTCCTCAGACGAGATGAACGTCAATAACATGATGTGGTCCCGCGCCGGCACGGCCGCCCACACGGCCTCGCTGCGCACGGCGACGATTTTGTGGCTGTCGCCGTCAGGATTGACTGCACTAAATTTCACCAGCACTTTGTCTGCCCTTTCTGAAGTTGGTCATAGCAGGCGATAGTATAGTGGCACCAGTCAACGCAAAACGTCAAGACTGATGTCGCTATTCAAACCCCTCACGCGCGATCGATGGCTCGTCGATCCGCGCGCAATCGACGGCTCAGAACAAGACGTTGCGCGCCGCATGCTCAGCTTGCGATGCCTGCAGGGAATGCCCGTCCCGGACTGCATCACGATCGTCGTGCTGCGAGATCCATTCCCGTGGGCCGCTCACGCAGCGGCGGTGTGGCAAGACACGTGCTTCTTCTCTGCCGCACCCGGGCCAATAACCGCTGGCTCGACCATGATCTTCGAGGGGTTTCAGCGGCTTGGCGTGTGGCATCACTCAGGCTCGCGCCTGCTGCGACACACCCTGTGCTCGCCCGAGCAGTTTCGGGTCCAGCACGCACCCAACTACTCTGAGGCGCACCGCCTCGCATGCCTCGAAAGGAAGATGCAACATGGATCGCACATGGGCACGACACCTCAATAACACGAGTTTAATAGTTGAAGTACGGTGCATCGTGGGCGACGGCTCGGTCGCCGTGGGCAGGTTCAACGATCCGGGAGCGATGAGTGAAGCAGTCGACGAGTGCAACGCGCACGGCAACGTCTTTACTACACTGAACCGACCGTCGTCGGGTGTGCTGGCGACGAACAAGATGTCGTGGCAGTCCAAAGGCCAGGGCCTCACAGATGACGCGTTTGCGGAGATTCTGCACCTGCCGTTCGACTTCGATTCGGTGCGCCCGAAGAACCGGCCAGCAACCGACGAAGAGCTGCGCTGCGCGATCGATGCCGCAAGCGCACTATCTAGGGACCTAGAGCTGGCAGGGTGGCCGAGCCCGGTGCGAGGGTGCTCTGGCAACGGCGCGCATCTGATCTACCGCGTGAGCCTGCCCAACTCACCGGCCGCGCGTAACCTGCTCGACGTGCTGTACAAAGGCTTCGAGCGCGAATACTCCACCGACAAGGTCAAGTTCGACCCCGTAGTGCGCAATCCGGCTCGCATATGGCGGGCCTACGGATCGCGCAACACCAAGGGCGTCGAGTCCAGCGACCGCCCGCACCGCCCGTCTTACGTGATCATGCCGCCGGGCAGAGTGCAAGAAGTGCCGGCGAAGTTCATCATTGAGCGGGCGGAAGCATACTCGGCGGTGGTTGCCGAGGCGTCGCGCGAAGCGGCACGCGTCCTGCGCCGCGTGACTGGCGGAGCGTCGAGATACGGAAAGGGCGACTACTCGACACTTGATCTACTTGGCTGGGCGGCTACAATGGGTCTCAAGCCAGTACACTTGAAGGGTAACGTGTACGGCATTCAGTGCCCATGGGAGCATGAGCACACGACGAAGTCGGCGGTGTCTGCTACCGCCATCTTCGACAACCCGGAGCAGTGGCCGGGGTTCAAGTGCTTTCACGCGCACTGCGACCATCGCGGCTTCGTTGACCTGATGGACTACGTTGGAGGGGCAGACGCGTTCTGCGCACGCCAATATGAAATTGCGAGATTACCAGCTTCAAGCTATTGAAGAACTAAGAGTTGGTGCGAGCAAGTACAAGCGCCAAATACTATGCATGCCAACTGGCGCGGGCAAGACAGCCTGCGCTGTTGAGCTGGCCCGCAGAGCCAGAGGCAAGGGCAAGTCCATCCTATTCGTGGTCGAGCGCATCGTGCTGGCCAAGCAGGCGAAAGCGCACTTTGAAACGCTCGGCGCCAAGGTCGGCTTGTTGCAGGGCGAAAACAGCGACACCAGCGCCGACGATGACGTGCTGGTTGCCACGATCCAAACGTTGCGCTCTAGGATCTCCACGCAGCACTACGACCTGATCCTCGTGGATGAGTGCCACCTGCTGCACAAGGCGCACGAGGAGCTGATCAAAACGCAGGACGCGCACGTGATTGGCCTGAGCGCCACTCCGATGCGAAAGGGGTTGGGCAGCATCTTCGAGAACCTAGTTCGCGGCCCGAGCATTGGCCGGCTGATCGCGGACGGGTATCTCGTCCCGGCGCGCGCATGGGGCGCTACCACCGACGACGTGGCCGTAGCACTCAAGGGAATCGGCATCACGGCCGGCGACTACGTCGCCTCGGATCTGGGTCAGGCGATGCGCAAGCGCGTGCTGATCGACGACATCGTATCGACATGGAAGAGACTGGCCGATGGACGGCCGACGCTGTGTTTTTGTGTCGATATTGCGCATTCGAAGATGGTGAGCGAGCAGTTCGCCTCCGAAGGCATCGCGTGCGAGCACATCGATGCGTTCTCGTCGGCCGAGGAACGCACCGACATCTTCGACCGCTTTCGCCGGAAGGTCACCAAGGTGCTCACGTCCGTGAACGTGCTCAGCATCGGCTTTGACATGCCGCTAGCTGAGGTGGCCATACTGGCGCGCCCCACGGCTTCGCTCGCTCTGCACATCCAGCAAGTCGGGCGAGTGTTGCGGCCGTCGCCGGGGAAGCGGGAAGCCCTACTGCTCGACCATTCCGCCAACATCGCTCGCCACGGCATGCCGGCGGACTTCGAAGTGCCGGACTTGACGCGCGGGTCGATCATACGCAGCGCCGCAGAGATCAAGAAAGAGCGCCCCAAAATGGTACCGTGCAAGGGGTGCGGACTGATGCTGCACTTCTCCGAGCGCGTCTGCCCGTCGTGCGGCGCCCGGAGAGCCCCGCTAGTCATGGTCTGGAACGCCGATGGCAGGCTCGTCCCGCTGCAGCCAGAACAGCCGAGGCGCTCGCCGGCGGAGCCCGCAGTACTGAGTCTGGAGACGCAGTATCGCAACCTGCTGTGGGTCGAGAAGAACGCCCGCACCAAGGCCGGCAAGCCCTACAAGCGAGGCTACGCCTGGGTGCGCTTCACGCAGATGCACGGCCCCAACTCGGTGCAGAAGTCGTGGAACGCCCTAGGTCCGCTACAGCCGTCGGGCGAAGTGTTCCGCTCCCTGGATGCCGCTTGGCGCCGCGACATGATGCGTCGCATCCAGGATCAGAAGGCCGCCGACCGGCAGCTCAAGCTTGGACTGCGGGTCAAGCGCCGGCGCTGACGTCCTCCCCCGCCCTGAAGGTCGGGGGAGGGGAAGATGTAACAACGCATTTTAGCATTGCGCCGCTGGCCGGCCTTCGTATACCATCCACTGCGTGGCGTAGCCTGCCGGGCACGGGCACCTCTATCTTGGGGTTGTGCAGCAGGATGCGTGTCACGGCCGCGTAGGTCTATCGGTGAGAGAGGTCAAGGGGAGGGTTTCCCCGGCGAAACTGGCGTTATGCACACAGGCACCCAAACAGAGCAGGGCAAGCACAGAGCCCGGGGTAAGTCGGTGGACCGCCAGACGTTTAGGAAGCCCCAACGGGTCAACCCCGTGCACAGAGTGCAGCGTCGAGAGATCCCCGAGAGGGGTGAGTTCGGCGGCCCCACCGCTTCGTACGTTCTTACTGCGCGGCGTTTCATCCCTTCCGGCAAAGAAGAGGCAGGCCGGAGCTGAGGTTGTTGCCGTGGTGCCGTCATGATGAGTGGCGGACAAAACTGCGGCATCGGGAGACAGCGCGGATGGCGGCAGACTCGCCAAAAGCTCCCGAAGATTCGGCGAGAGTGCTGTAGCTAAACCGGCCGACCGAATCCGCAGTGACGCCTGACCGATGGTCTGACGGCGATAGCTGCGAATACACCCCCACCTGAGACTAACCACTGTACGGGTATCCTGTACTTTGGTCTCTCGGGTGGGGGGGTTATTGGCGCAGATCAACCCATTCCTCCGATCTTCAAGCGATGTACTCGCCGAGCAGACACTGCAGTACCAGGCAAGCGGAGCGACACCGGACACCAGCCAGGCCGGGCAGCCACACCAGAGACAGCCGACCGGTCGGGCCGAGACAGCAAAGACAGCAGAGACAGCAGAGATAGCAGAGATAGC